AACGATTTTTATGAGTAAAAGGGTTTGATTCTTTTTTCCAAATCATAGTGTCATGTAAATTTAAACCTATTTCTTTAAAATATAATGCTTGTTTAAAAGAAGTTCCTGTCTCACTACCTTTAATAGTTGAATCGTTTATAATCCAAACAATAACCCCACCATCTTTTAAAATTCTTTGTAATTGTATTGCTATATTTTTAAATATTTCAAAATTCCATAATGATGAATTATTATATTCTCTGAGATTATCATAAGGTGGTGAAGTTATTATTAAATCAATAGATTTATCAGATATTGTAGGTAATACTTTTAAACAATCATCATTTATTAAATTAATCATAAGACCAAGCTAAAGGCTTATCATCATCTGAACTCTCTATGCCATCTTTTTGACCTAATATTTGCTTACCCAACCATATTAGAATAGCAGCATTACCCTTCTCAGCGGCTTTAAATTGGAGTTGTCTTAGCCTCAACTTCTGTTCTGCTCTACCTTTTCTCAAATATTCCGAATAACCCTTTTCAATTGTGTCAGGTGAACAACCGAAGAAGTCACCTATTTCTATATTCGTACAACCAAATCTAGCTAAGTTTTGTACCTGTTCTGTATCTATATTATATTTTTTTGGTCTTACCATTTTTACCTCTTTAAACCTGAGTGTAGGTTATTTTAATTTAGTGCCACAGTTAGGACAGCTTTTGTCTGTCTTAATCTTTACACCTTCTTCTTTTTCAAATGTTACAAACTCCTCTAGTTCTGTTTCGTCAAAGCCTAAATTAGTCAATTCGTAATTATTATCAAGTAAATCTGCAAACTCTTTATGTAGTAATCCAAAATCCCATTCACTAAATTCGTTAGTTTTGTTATCTGCTATACGATATGCCTTAGCTTTTTCTGGTGGTAAGTCAGCAATCAACACAGGGATAGATTCTAAGTTCAGTAATTTAGATGCTTCATATCTGGAATGTCCTGCAATGATAACACCTGCTCTATCTACGACTATAGGTTGTTGAAATCCAAACTCTTTAATGCTGTTAGCAACCTTTTGAATGTTTTTCTTCTTTCTAGGATTGCGATTATAAGGCTTAATATCTTCAATAGATTTATCTTGTACTATCATATTCCGCACATTCCTTCACATTCATCAAGTAATGAATATTGACCTGTTTGGTCATCTTTTTCTCTTAAATCAGCTTCTTCCAAAGGTACACAGCTTTGATGTAAATAAACTTCATCATAATCTTTCATTTTTGTAGATTTTCTTAAAATTTTATCTATATGAACTGCTTCTTCCCAATCTTTTTTATTTCCCTTAATTCTTCTCCATTCAGCATTTGAATGAAATGGACAAAAAGTACAAGCACTTCTTGGTGGTTTTGGAAAATTATTTTTTTCCATCCATTCTATACAATGATGTCTGCGTATTGCCATCTCTACTAACGGATATTGATTTTCAATATACTTAATTTGATTTGTTTTCATTCTTTTCATTTCATCATAAGAAATACCCATTACCATTTCTACCTTAGTGTCTTTAGCTACTCTTTCGCCTTTTTGATAACCTAATAAATCTCTAACTTTTTTAATAACAGGTTTAATTTTATAATCAGATGTGCATTGCCTTTTCATAATTCCTGTTTTACCAGATTCTGTATTTTTCATAAAAAAAGGGATACTTGCAAATTTAAAATTTCCAATCGTGTAATCTTCAATATCTTTTTTTAAATTTCTATCATCTAAAATATAAACTGGATAAGATAATTGTGTTTTTAGGTATTGCAACCAATCATAAACTTCATTTGGTTCTGCACCAGTATCAGCAAATATAGCACAATCAACCATAGGTATTTCACCTTTCTCAATCATTAAAGCTAATGTGCTAGATTGGACACCTGCACCCAATGACAATACTCTTAATTTATTCAATGATAAGTGACTTCTGGTTGTAATTTATAACCCATAATATCCATCACATATTGTAAACTTATTTCTGCATCTTCTTTGGTTTCAAATACACCATAATTTACATAAGCGGAAAAAGTGCCATCATCATTATTTATGATGATGTAATTCTGTGGTTTTTGCATATCTGATTTACTCATTTAACAATTTAAAGATAACAATTAATTCTTATATTCCAACCATGAATGTTTACCATATTACTAACAAATCTATCAGTTTTTTTCTTAACTTGTTCAAGTTTGATACTGCTCCTAAAGGCATTGACCAGTTTGTAGAAGTAGAATTTAAAAAGCAAGATAGGGAGTGGGCAAAAATCCATTTTATGAGCCGTCAGCAATAGCTTTATCTAGTTCTTCAATATAACTAACTGACCAAGATAAAGGCTTAATGCCTTTTTTACGCATATCTATATCACCTTTTAACTTCCATTCTCGCATTTCCTCCTCTGTTTTTTCTTTAACAGGTGTCACTTCAAGATATATCTTTTTCCTCAAGAACCGCTCTAGTGCCTTGTAATAGTCACCTTTTTGGTTTCTATAGGTGACGTACTTATCCCCTACTGATTGTTTTTGTGTATCATCTAGTTTTTTCCATTGTTGAAAGCTATCCCACTTTACTGACCTAGTATCTTTATAATCTAAAACATACTTTCGCCAGAAAGTATCAAACTCCTGCGTATATATATTTGATTTATGATTAATGGTTGGTGTGTTAGTGTGTTCGTGTGTTAGTGTGTTAGCATTGCGTTCGCTATGCGTTTGCATTACGTTTGCATTAGGTGTTGTATCCCCTTGTGGTACACCAGAGGGGTATCGAACACCCCATCTTGCTTCTGCTGATTTAACTGCCTTTTGATGTTTATCTTTCGCTTTTTCTATCTCTAAGTCACATCTTTTGTTGCGAATTTTACCTTCATCAATATAGATTTTGTCTTTGTTGATTAGTTCAGCTTTGATTTTTGCTATATCTTCATAAAAGGGTCTAGCCACTTGTTCCCAAGTCACTTCATCATCAAATAGCTTATTATCCTGAACGTAAATTAAATCGCAAATTCTGCGATAGGCTAGTTCAGCTTTACCTGTAAGTGTAGAACAACCTGTCCACATGTCGTTTGGACAGTATTGCACGAATATCATTTTCTTTGTCATAATTACCTCCGTTATAACATCTAATACATTTATGCTCATTTGTGTACTGTGAAATCTTAATAGACATAAATTTAGTATATTTACGGCTACAGTCTATACACTTCACAGATTCTTTTTGGCTTTTTGTAATTTTAGTCACTATTTTACTAAATCAGCTATAGGCACTAAAACCATATCGGAATTTTCACCACCATTGACTATATTGCCTTGTTGATAGTGATATTTCGCAACAACTAATAATTTAGCGATAGGAACAATTAATATTCCTTCAGTAAATCCATTGGCATCTAAAATAAATGCCCAGTATTCAGATTTAGTTGTGGCTATGCCTGATGGCTTACCCCTAGATTTAAATTCAATAGCCAAATTACCTGTTTTTTTCCATTTACAGTCAGTTTTAACTTCAATGGGTTGATTAACTAAAATATTAGCTAATTCTTCTTCTTTCATTTGACCAAATTTTAAATCGTGTGTGAAAGTATTATTTTGTTCGTACATATTAAATCCCCCAAATCTCTTTTCTAGCTTGATATAAATGTTTACTACGCCAAATAAAATCATCCATTTTTGGTTGGTAGATATAAGCAAAGTCTTTCGGTGTATTACACAACTCTAAAACTTTATTCATGCTTTTTAATCCATTGTTAATCTCAATCTCAAATTCCTCAGTAAATTCTATGGGTTCAAGATGTGATTTAGCAGGAGTGACGATAAACAAATAACATTCAACTTCCATTTGGTAAGTCTCACATAATGCCTTTCTATAAAACCACTGCTGTAATTTATCATAATGGTTGATGCTCATTCTTCCTTTAGTCTTTAGGTCATACATAAAAAGTTTGTCATCTTTCTTGTAAACAAAATCACTAAATCCTCTAAAGGGTATTCCAAGAACTTCTGTAAATAATTCTTCTTGATAAGAATGTAATTCTTTATCAGCTACTATTTCTTTAAATGCTTTAGTTTGTTCAAACATCTTAGGTATTAAATCAAGATATTTTTCTACATCATCTCTATTAGGATAATCTAAAGTTTCTTTTTTAAAGTTAGTTAAGTATTCAGCTTGATTAACTTCCTTACCATTTAGGTAATCCATTAACATAGGCTCAACAGTATTACCTGCATAAGCGGCAGGTGATGATGTACCTAATCTTTTATAGATTTTTTCTATAATAAATTGACAGACGTAATTTCTGTAGCCATTTAATTTTGAAGGACTCATTGGCAATAAATCCCATTTCTTAAAGTTTTCTAGTTTCATTATACTCCTCCCAGAGTTCATCTGCATAGACTTTTGGGTCTATGTTTATTTCTTCCCAATATAACCTTTCACCTCGTTTATGAAAGATAGAATGACAAGTAAAACATAATGGTATTCCTACACTGTCATCTCTAATCATAGCACCAATTCTGTACTTACCCTGTAAGTGGTGAAATTGTATTTGAGAATAGTTTAATCTACCTTCAAGATTACAAATATAGCAGGGGTGGTTTTCTACCACCCACTGCATATATTCCCTATCTTTTACGATATTAGAATGGCGGTGTATCTTATTTGACTTCCGCAATTTCATTATTGATTAAGTAATCATTAGGTTTAATCT